AATGATCTCGAGACTGTTCGAGATGGAAAGAGCCATAATTTGAATCCAGTCATTAAAGATCTGATAAGCCGAATATTGCCCAGCCATCTCATTGATATCTTTGATAATGTCTGCTTTTCTGTTCATGGGTTCACCTTCTTTCTGACATCCTTGCCGCAATAAGGACAAAACTGATAACCCATATTTCCCACCGCATACGAGAATGCGTTTGCCTGAATGCGAGCCTTGCATCCCGGGCATTCCAACATGGGCGTTCCAATGTCAACGGTGCTGACGTAGATGTTCGGAACGGGTTCACGGTACGAGTAAATGTCCTGGCATACTCTCGGAAGATCGTCGTCAACTCTCTTCTTGAGTGTCGTGTCTCCTGTCAGATCAGCGATGCACTCGACCGCTCTCTTGATGACTTCCTGCTCTGGAGCCTTGCCAATGTTCTTCATTAGCCAGGAACGAGTTTCGGAAGACCGAGCGATCCGCTGAGCTTCATCGCGGAGCATCTCGCGACAGGCTTCGTAGGTTCGTGTGTACTGGGTAGGAGTGATCATACTTTCTCCCATCGCTCAAATTGAGCCTGTTGAGCTTTGAAGATGGCGTCTCTTATTTCTCTCTCCTCTATACGGCCATCTCCCCACATCACGACATTGAAGTAATGATCTCCGTCGTATGCCTCGCAGCATCTACACTCGTAACTCCATTCGATACCGGAGAAGTAATATCTCTGGCATGAACGACAATGCACCAGCACAGACGAGCTTTTTCTTGTAAGAGAGTTGATATAACTTTCGCCGTCCCAGCCTCCGTAATTACAACTTTCAAATGTAAAATCGGGATAGCCTATAATGACCTGCTTATCAGCATCTCGAATTAACATTTCTATTTTGTGCATATCTTTGTCAGACATAATTCCTTTAACTTCAAAGAATGAGTCCGACTCAGGAAGATAAAAATCAGGGAGATAGCAAGTGCCGTCTGATAACACGAAGCCTTCGGGTTCGTAAACCCATTTGATGTGAAGCTCGTTAAAGAACATCGCATAACGAGCTTCAAGTCTCGATCTGAATCTATGACCGTCGTATACGGTTTCGATAGATTTGAAGTTGTTCATCTTTTATCCTTTCCGGTCAAAACCTTTAATGTCCTGTACCCTACGGATCAAAGGCAAGCTTGCGAGCCTTTGTCCGTATAGGGACATTTGTCCGTGAGGGACAAGGGACACTATTTCCTTATAAGCCTTTTGTCCCTGTCCCTAATCGGGACAATAGGCGCAAATACACCTTTTGTCCCTCTGTACCCTTTTGTCCCTCTGTCCCTTGTGTCATTTTTCGTCTTCGAGCCTTTTAACAAAGCCGTTTTCGACTGTATATTTGCTTGACTCCTTGATATATCTTCGAAGAGTTTTCTCCGACGGCTTACCCTGACACCAGTCCACCATCTCGGACAATTTCGCTATCCCGTGTTCTTCACACATATCGAAAATTGTCTCGAGAACCTCGGCTCGGTCTGCTCCTGTCTGTGTCCTCTTGGGGCTCTTCTGCCTATGCGCTTCATCAGAGCCCTCGACAGGAACTCCGGTAAGAAGGCCAGCACTGTCAAGATAGTGAACGGGGAACTTAAAGAAGCAGTTTTGAGGCTCAATATCCTTGAAAGCTCGCAGTACGAATGAAATCTGCATAGGCTTCTCTCCCGTCTGAAGCTGAGAGCCTATCACCTCGATGACTTCCTTGCTCGGATCTAAGAAGGACAAATCGCACATGGCATCAGCATCTCGTGCGAACACTCCTGAGCCTGAACCTCTGTCGATGACCTTCTTCTGTCCGGCAGAGCCCTTCGGATGATGATGGTCGTAGATAACTGCCGCTCCTGTCTCGTGTGCGATCTTATCCAGGGCGTTGCAGAACTTGATGATTGCTTCTGCGCTGTTCTCGTCTCCCTGCTGGACCTTGTAAAGAGGATCCAGGATGATAGCCTTGTAGTTCTCACCGCGACATCGCCTGATGACCTTGTCCGCCAACTTATCGAGCGGGACCGCCTTGCCTCTCAAGTTCCACGGATGGAGATTCCGACATGACTCTTCCGAGAACGGCCATCCATTCGCCTTGTATATAGCCTCGAAGCGGTCAAACAAATCTGCTTCTTCAACTTCCAGATTTATATAGAGGACTTTTCCCTGCTCACATTTGAACTTACCCAGCCACGGCTTACCCTCTGCGATGCACGCAGCAAGTCCCTGCGACAAACAAGTCTTACCCGCTTTACTTTCTCCCGTGATAATCATCTTGCATCCTTCTCGGAGGATTCCACTGATGAGTTCGGGAGACTTCTGCGGAGGATCTTGCAGCTGCTCCCAGAAGTTCTTAATAGGCGGAAGATCGTCATCTATGCCGTTAATCATGTCTGTCCATTCGAGATATGAGCCACAGCCAATGTTCACCGCGACGAGCTTCTGGATGTTGCCATTTCTCTCGGCTCCCGGCATACGCGACAGTCTCGCGAGATTCTTATTCGCCTCGTCTACTTGGAAGTTATGCCGTGAGAGGAAGTCAAACAGGAAGTTTACTCGCTGCGTGTATTCGCTCTCGTCGTCTGCCTGTATCTTCACGATGGCATGGATGGACTTGCCACCCGACTCGATCAGAGCCGCGATGGGGAGTTTCTGATTAACGAGAAAAGCCTTCTGCTCATCAAGAGGCATGGAATCCGATTCCACAAGAACGTACTCAAATCGAGTAACATCCTTATTATTCGGTCCCGTAGTGGGGTTATGACGAATCCACGCTCCCGCCTTCGGGTTGATAGTACCGAATGCTTCGTCGAGTCTCTTGTACTTCTTGAGGTCTCGAATAATAGCAGAGACCTTGCGGACGTGTCCTGCGTCAGCAGGAACCCATTTGTCCCTTTTTTCGTCATACTTAGCGGAGTGGACATAGCTTACCGTCTCATCAGAGTGAAACAACGTTTCCAGATAGCGGATAGCCATCTGATAAGGCTCTTCTTCCTTCGCCTCTTTAGCAAGAACTTCTTCATAGTAGTTCCCGCCTTCCACTACGGCTGGCATATAGTCATCCCACGAATAGACCTTCTTTGTGGAGAAGTTTCCGTATGTCTGCGCCAGATGGATGATCGTTCCCCCAGCGACACCGGCTCCCTCGAAAGTGTTCCACTTTCTCATGCAGTCGCCCGGATGATATCTGACGGAGTCTTTCATGGACCAAGAGTCCCAGGTGGCGCATGGCAGGCCCTCAGCCTTGAGAGCCATGCCAACTTCGAGCCATTCCTGATAACTCAGCCGTGATGGATCCAGCGCAGTGAGCGCGTCCTGAATCTGTTTCGTTCCGTCCATGTCAGATCTCGAACGGCAGTTCGGCCTCCGCTGCCTTCGCATCAAACGCGGGTTTCACATAGATATATGAATCGACCTTCGCCGATGTCTTGCCGTTATAGGTGTCATGCTTGATCTTGCAGCGGCCTTCCTTGTTGATAGCCTTATCAGCTGCATCACCGATGGAGATCCCGAGCTCCTTGCCCTTCTCCTTAACACCGATAGACTCAAAGAAGGAGACCAGCTTCCACATTCCGTTCTCGGAAATAACGAGGTTATCAAAGACGCAACCTTCCGCGCCCTGAAGGTCCAGTCTGACCTTGAGCATGGGATTGCCTGAGCTCTTCGCGTATGTCTTCTCGACATCGACAACCATGAAGTTATATTCGCCGATCGGCGGGATAGCGAACTCCTTACTTTCTACTTCTGCCGGGAGCTTGCTGCTCCATCCAAATTCTTCTGCCATTTTAAGATTCCTCCTGTTTTGTTAAATTTATTTTCTTGATGATCTTGGTCGAGTTCCCCTTCAGGAACGTGATGTAAAAAGGCGGGAGAGTGTCAAAAGACACCGCGTCTTCGCGAAGTTTCGCATCGTTGTCGTGACAGAACTTGATGACAGCTTCTTCTCCCACTTCGGAATAAAGTTCGCGCAGCTCGTCAGCTATTGACTTCTGGGGGACTTCCTTGAAACATGACGCGATCGCGTCAAAAGTCATCTCCATCTCGTCGGGAAGACCGAACCTGTTCTTGGCATCATAGACGGGAGAGTGTGTCGCATACATGACGCGCTTTCCACCTCTTGCCTTCTTGCTCTTGGTCTTCGGATCTTCGACGATATTGTTCTTGTAATTACAGAAAAGAAGCATATCGGACCATTCCTTGATTAACGGTGCGGTCTTCTTGGAGAGCTTCAGCTCCCAACGGTCATAGGCTCCCATCTCGTCAGGCTGCTCAAACTTTCTCATTTGTGCATGAGCGACCAGGACAACATTCTTTCCGGAGTCGATGACTTTATCGAGAGCCTTGAGGATCTCCTGCCATGCCTCCCAGAGATAGGTGTAGCCTTTACCATAGCCCGCATCTTCGATGGAGCGGATCTGGTGCTTCTCGCAGACATACTTGGTGACGATCTGCTCGAGCCTGTCAGCCGTGTCGATGACAACTGTCTTGCAGACATCCTCTTGTGCTATACTATTCAAGAGGTCCATGAACAGAGCCAAGTTGCTCGGAGTCGTGAACCTCGAGACATCCATCGAGTCGGTGCCATGCTCCAAGTCGATGAATACCGCTTCAGGAAAGTTACTGGCCAGAGTTGACTTTCCGATTCCTTCCGGACCGTAGATGATGCACCTTATGGAGCGCGCCTGTGGTCCTTTTTTAATTTCCAATGACATTTTTTAACCTCCTTTGTCATCTGATTCTGATTGTTTGCGTTTGCTCAAGATGTGCCACACCGTCGAGATCCACTCCCGCCTTGAGATCTTCCGCGAGCTTCTTCTTATCCAGCTTCGGCTCCTGGGGGACGAGATACTTCTCCGGAATGTTCTCGATGTA